TAGAGTAAAATCGACTAGCTTTGTCGCATTATTAAGACCCTGTGCAGAATCTCTGTAGTTAGTGTTTACAGCTGCAGTATTCGCGCCATTAGCTGCTAACGCCGCACCTTCCCCAACTGCCCAAACATAGTTTGATCCGTTGTTAATTACGTCTCGGATAAAATTAGTAGTTCCATCGGTCGTTTTAGCGTCTGACGCTAAAGATACATATTCGAACGTTTCTAGAACTGTACCTTTGGTTCCAGAGAAGGTTCCATCAGAATCGATGATTGCAACATGACACTCGTCAAAAGATCCCCCAAGATCTTGCACAAAAGGCGAAGTCCCAGGCGGCGTGTCGAAATTTGACTTATAAGCCCACGTATCCCATCCAAGCGTATGAGCTGCGGCTCCGCTAGAATCCACAGCTGCACAAATAGAAACTTTTAACGAGTTGGCTGCATCGCCCGCCCATTTACCAATAAAGTTAATAGAAGGGCTTGCCTCAAGCGTGCCTTTTTGCGAGTTAAAATCGGTAACGTTTTTTACCAAAGTAGTCGATGCTGCAGGTTCGGCGCCAGCAGAATCAATTGCGTTATACGCTGCTGTTGTTGCTACTCTGACTACATAGAGACTATTCGAATAACGTAAAAAACTTGAAGCTGATAAGAAATCAACAGCTCCGGTTTGAGTGGGCGCCCCAAAAGCATTTACTAGTTCGGTTTCATTGCCGACTAAAATTGCTTCATCGATTGGGCCCCACCTAAAATCTCCAACAAACGCGCCAGTGGTAGATGATATATTAGGAACAGTTCCTGTTAAATCGATCTCTCTGACGGTAATTGCTGGAGACAAACTAGGAGTAAAGAGTGCCATAGTTGTGTCCTTCTCTCGTTAAAATTTATTATAAGGTCGCATAATAAGAATTTTCAATATACGGTTTTATTTATAAATTCAACAAATTACAACTTAGCAACATCAAATATTTCCCAGTCAGACGCCATTCTATCTTCTCGAGTCATTTCATAACGTTGTATTTGCTCTTCTGCATCGTCAATAAACCCAAATGGAACAACATCATCTTCAATCGCTTTCATCTTTTCGTCAAATAACATTTGTTTAAGGTTGATGTCTGTCATATCTGCAAACATATTGCTAGTGCAAAAGTAACCAAACATAACTAAATTCATCATCAGATCATCGTGATTACCCTCACTGGCTTCATACGATTGACCCTTTGCTACAAAAGTCGATATTTCAAGAATAGTATTTTCATCAACAATATTCAGTTTGGATTCTTCTAAGAGATCTTTTATACCGGAACAACCGAGACGCTTTGATTTACGAGTTATCTCTATACCGATTGCGTTTGCTTTGATAGCGGATTCGACATGTACATTTTCATATTCTAAATCATGATAGAGCCCATTGCAGACCACGGTTCCCTGATCGTTAGATTCTATAACAACATATGCCATGTTATATACTTTTGCATACTTATAGATAATATCAGGGAAGAGTATTGGAGAGATAGTATTGTTCCGATATACTGCCACTTGTGTAAAAGGGCGTGTCGAAATGTCAATGACGGTGAACGTAGAATAGTCCTGACCTCTTCCTTTCGAGACATCAACGGTCATGATGTACTCGTGCTTGCTAGCAGGTTCTGAATAAACTAATAACAGACCGCCCTCTAAGACCCGCAGAGGCTCTCGAGATCGTAAAGACAAGAGGGTCTCTGCGTTTATTAGAGTATCCCCTGTTCCAAAAAAAGTATTTCCAAATTCCTGATCAAACTGCAACGTGCTGGTGTTAGCGACGGTTTGTTCTCTCCAAGTTTCATCTCGCCCTGGAACATCCCACCAATCAACGCGGAAATTTTTAAACTCATTAACGCCCTGAACCGACCCTTCCCAAATTTTATGAAACGTATTGCCAATACCGTTTGCGGTTGAGGTGATAATGACTTTGGTGTCTTTACCCGCAGAAATTACTGGATAAGTTGAAGTATAAAATTCCCCAGCACGTTCCACAAAAGCAAACTCGTCAAGAAACAGAAGATTGACAGACATACCACGAATACTAGATCCAGAAGTAGCTGCAGCAATAATCCTGCTGTTGTTTGAAAATTCGATGGAACCTTTGTTAAGAGCTTTGCATCCAGGCTGTAAAAAGAATGGTAAATTTTCGAGAGCCAATGTAACACGCGCTAACATCTCCCTTGCTGTAGCACCTTTGTTGGCCAAAACAGCAATTGTTTTTTCTGGGTGAAAAAGAGCATACCAAAGAATATAAACTACAGAAGAAATAGACTTGCCAGACTGACGACAAGCGAGAACGATGCTAAAACGGTTATCGTTGAAATGATCAAACATCTTCTCTTGGTAGGGGTATAATCCGAATGGGACCAACCCCCTGTCAAGAGATATGATCTTAACATAATTAAGAGCAAAGTAAACAGGAGACTGCATACACTTAGCATATTCTCTTATTTCATGTTTGGTCCATTCTTGTACAATACCATCGCGTTTAATATTGATATTGCCAAGGTAGGTATCATTCATTTTTTCTCAACGCTTTCTGGATCCAAAAAAAGTGGTTTATCAACGTTTTCTGGACCAATCACTTTTTCTTCGCTTTGTAAAAAACGTTGCAAGTCTGTTGTACTTCCTAGGAATACATTATTATTAGTAATCTGTCTTTGTTCTGGTTTGTCTTCTTTCTGAATATCTTTGTGTTTTTTATTCAGGTCCATTAACTTATCAGTTACATCCGCGACATTCTTAATCATCCCTGATAATACCTCGAACGCGCGCGGATGCTCGCTCTCTCGAGCGACTTCTATCATTAAGTCTAGAGATCTCTTGCCTCCTTCGATAAGCTCGAGATAAGTGTCTCTCGAAGTCTCGTAGTCGGTTTTTATATTTTCTTTATCGCTCATTATAATATCTATATTATTTGAATCTGTCTGGACCATTGATCCAAATAACAATGACCCAACGCTCTCCTTTTGTTACAGGAGTAACTCGGTGAAGACAAAAGCTCGGGAACATACCAATTGATCCTTGTTCCTTTGTTGCTTGCATCATAACACCGTTTGAATTAACCTCAAGAACACCGCCCTCATACTCTGTTTCTGGCGTTAGTGGTATTGAAACAGATATCTTTCGAGTAGCGCTAGACTCAGGTCCTGCGTCGATATGCCAGTCATAATGAGATTGATCTTCACCTTTATAATGTAACAGCTGCAAAGAGTGCGTTATACCTAAAAGATTAAATCGAAAGAATTCCGCATTAGCAGTTCCGACAGCTGCAGCGATTTTATTAAATATCCAAGCTGTGTTTTCATTCAAATCAATTGAATATGTTTCAACCTCTCGAGTCTCAGGTCTATATGCTCTATTGCTGTCAGACCCAACAGTTGATTTTTCACCATAATGTTGACTTGCATTATCAGAAATAATTTTAGCGCATTCTTCTGGTGTAAACGTAAATTGTGGATTAAATTGACTACTAAAATTGATGAAACCAGGAAACAAATTATCACAAGTTCTTATCATCAATCCGCCGAAAATACTTTGTGATTGAGGAAGTGCAAACTTTTGTACTGGATTTTCAATTAATTCTTGTTGTGGTTGCTCTGCGCCTTGCTCAAGTGCAACAGTTTCGGGGTCAAGAAATGATTTTTTACCTTGTGTAGCAGTCCCTTTTTGAATACCCATTTTAGGTCTGCCATCATAAACATAATCTTTGTGTGGCCCATTAGCGTCTACAAAATGAAAGAAAACCTGAACCTGCCATTCCCCTTTGTATTTTGGGCGCCAGTGAGGTAATTCACAACCCCGATACATTACCAAATCTCCAACACCTATAGACAATCTTTCTCCCAGAAGATCATCTTCATCCTTTGCGAAATTAATAGGCCAGATATTACTGTTCTCTGCAAGTCCTAGAGTCATTGTACCTGAAATTTCGCAAGAAGGTCTGTCTGAATGCCGTTGCAAAACTTCTCCCGTTCTGTATATTCTGGCATAAGTGTATGTGGGGAGAAGTTCAACTCCTAATTGTTGACTTAAAGGTCCGGACAATTCTTGGCAAATTTTGTCAAGGGTTTCATCTCCGTAAATAGAATCAGAAAGAGGGCATTGGTCGTCTTTAGTAGTCTTACCTTGTTCAAACAAGGTAAACATATGTTCGGTTAAAATTTTACAATCTTCATTAGCGACTGTATCGTTTAAATAAACCCATCGATGTTTTTCAAAAAAATCTTTAGCTGACGTCATTATATTACCTCCGGATAAAATGCTTCATAGTACCATTTATGTTCTTCAATTACAGTTTTCTGAAATTCGTCAGACGAATTTCTTTTTGGTTCTTGCCAATAAACAAACTGCGGTTTTGTTTTGTGAGAAGTTTTTTCTCTAAAATATGCGTTATCATGCTCAAATAATTCAGATTGTGAAATATTGTTTAAGTCGTGTTGGAACACAGGTTCATCGAAAAATTTATATACAGATTCAAGAACCTTTTCAGGATTTTTCAAAAAATCTTCATATCGTATAAATTTAACTTTATTTTCTGTTTTCTGAAACAAATCCATAAAGACAGGTAATTCTTGATGTAATGCTCCACTTAACGCATTAGCTGTTTTAAAATGATAGTTGTACTTTTCTGATTCAGTAAAACTAGGATACAGTTTTTTATCATCACCATATGTATGTAGGCTTTTTATACCACGGTTAATTTTATTAAACGACTCTACAATATCTCTCAAGTCTCTAACTGTCACCAATATTTTACTGCTTGGAAATAAATAATAAATTGCAGACCAATCTCTGGATTTAGAAACCACGATTTCTTTTTTTGTAAGACCACCATACCATCCGCCAACAGCGCCCATAACCATACCATGTACAGCATTGTCTGCCTGTTCGGTCGACATTGCTTGAAAGGGTTCCGTATATCTAGAATCGATAAGAAGCTTGTTGTGTATAATTCCAGGAAGTGGATCAGTAGCAGTTGTAAATATTTTAGGGTTTTGTTGCAGTATGTTCATCAATACAGTTGACCCAGTTCTGGGTAAACCAGTGCAAATATTCAATTGTTTCATAGTATATCTTTTTAATTAATTCTAGATGTATATAGGGCTTAAATTATACTGAATGTCCCTGCGCGCCGTAAGCGCCATTCTCTGGGGAAGATCCAGGCTGAGTAATTACACCACTAGCATAAGGATATTTAAACGTATTATTTGAAAATGAGGCGGCTGGGGCGGTATTTTGCCGCGCAGGATTTGTATTAGTTACACCTCCTGTCCAATAAAAATCGTCTTGCCCACTCATTCCTGTAGCTCCGTTAACAGCACTTATCGGAAAGCCTGTACTAGTGACATCTGAAGAATAAGAGAAAGTCATATAGCTAGTTGATGCGAATGGACTTGGTGGTCCGTCTTGAGATCCTCCAACAATAACGCCAACATCGTTGTTACCACCAGAAGCGGCCAATGTTTTTTTATTAGACGCATCCGCTGGATCAGCAACTGGTGTTCCAGCAGCAAAAGGAAATTTTTGTACATCAAACAAAGCACTTAAACCAGGACCAGTACCGAGAGGATCAGACCTACCAGAAACAACATACGCATTAAGAACACTTGATAAAGAAGAGGCAGTAGATATTGCGGTGTTTAAAGTTCCAGTATCGTTTGTAATTGCATCAGAAGAAAAAGTCACCTTTGCGATATAATTGAAAGCAGGTAGATATTTACCATTACCGCCTGCAACATATCCAACTCCTGATGATTTTTGAGAATGGCCTGTGCCTCTCGTAGTTCCGTTGTTAGGAAGTAGTGGTGCTGGAGTAATTGAATCAGTAATAGCAATACGAGTTTTTGTTGCAAATGGGAATTTCAACCCACCTGTAATCAAACCTGATCCTGGGGCCACTGGTATACCTAACTCATTAGCTGTGTTGACAATGTTGCCCGACCCGCCGTAGTTGTAAGCGTCAGTAGTTGACTGTAAAGTCTGTGCATGCCGCCATTGTTGGCCAGAAGCAGGTGTTTGTGTCAATAAATCGCCATGATTAACATAAACAGTTTCGTTAGAAAACGCAAAAGATACTAGCTGAGGGCTACTGCTGTTGGCGTCTATTCCTCCCCAATACATTGCTTCTGTACTACCAGCATAGGTTTGAATTATCCAAGGTATTGATGGCACAGGAATGGTTTCAAATTGTTGTATTTTGTCCCAACCAGTACCAATGTTAAGATAGAGAGAAGATATTCCTGTCGTTTCACTTGCAGTTATTACAGTCATTCCTTCAAGAGCCGAATCTGAAGCGGGTAATGAACCTTCAGAATCATAGTAAAGACTATATCCTTCTGTTCTCCATGGTTCAATAGTAATAGCTGCGTCTATAAGTTGTATTATCTGTAAGATCGGATCCGAAGAATCAAATGCAGCGACCGCTGAATCTAACAATCCAGAGATGTCTGTTTGCGATATTGCTATGGGGGGTTTAATGTACATTAGTCTTGCGCTGCTCCACCATAAAGGCCTCGATTAGTCGTGGATCTAGCCCCTACATTTATTCCTACACCAGAAGCAAACGGAAATGAATGCCACTGACCAGAAAAAGGGTTTGTTGGTCCAGGGTTAGGCGTTCCCCAGAAAGCATTAGTTTCAGAATTTCCATTTCCTCCATGATATTGTATAGGGGCTGGAGCATTCGGCGTTATAGAATAAGGAGTTACTGCGATTGGTGTTCCATTTGCAAAATTAAATTCTTCACTAACACCCCCCGACCAAAAATATCCTTTAGATTTTGTAGAGTAGCCCCACCCGCCTCCTACCGGCCCTACAGTTGCAACTATATTAGTTGAAAACGGAGTGTCACTCGCAAAGGGCCATTGTTGATATCGAGTGTCATCTTTAATTATTCCTTGTTGGCCGTCAGCATACGTGAACGATACTAAATTAGCTCCTGGAACTCCAGGACCAGGTGTAAGGTCCCCAAGAAACGTTCCAATAGCCCCACCAGCAAACGAATATTTTCGCACGTCGTCGGATGTCCCATATGGGACCACCCCGCCTGCAGGCGGAGTAGGTAGACTCTGGTAACCTACATGCACATAAGCGTCTGTATATGAACTGGTTGCAATCGATCTATAGATCTGACGCGGCCCGATGGGATATCCGGTATTTACCATAGAAATCGGCCCAGATGAAAAATTGTGCGATTGGACTATAACAGAGCCGCCAGCGCCGTTGCTGCCTCCTATCATATAACCCTTTCCTCCGCCTGAATAATCAGACGCCCCACACGTAAAAGAATAGACGTAATCCAATGACCCCACATTGTTACTTGTTGTGAAAGGAGTAGCAACAGGATACGATTCTATTGAGTTAACGGTTGCTGGGTTAATGAATGCCCGATCAACTCCATATGAAAATATTGTATTTGACGCCGCGTACTGAACTACAGATTTTAAACTCGAAGGTATTGACGGGAGAGGTTTTTTAGCAAAATCATTAATCTTAGCCCAATCGGTTCCTGTACTGTAATAAAGCGTACTATTCCCTGTAAGAACACTGGCAGTCAGTACCATCATTCCTTCAGTCGCTGAATCAGCTATAGGTAAATCTCCTGCGGAATCATAAAAAAGACTATACCCTTGCGTTTTCCAAGGTTCAATAGAAATAACAGCGTCAACAATTTGGAGAAAATCAATTGCTGGATCTGCTGAATCAAATAGATCCAAGGCTGAATCTAAAGAACTTGTAATTCTTGCTTGTGGTATTGGCATGCCGGTTCCTAAACGATCAAACTATTTATATCAATACTGTAAGTTAGTTCCTACAGACCTATTTTGGCCGTTAGTATAAGTTGCAATTTCTACTGCACCAACTTCTGTCGCAAAAGGAAATCGATCAACAGTTCCGACTGTAAAAGGACCAAGCGGATTAGGAGCATTCCCGCGTATCCAATATCCATCATTAATAGTAGAATGTGCGCTTCCGCGAGCTTTCTTCTCAGTTAAATCTCCAATGATGGATAATGTAACAGGAGAACCAACAGAAAATGAGTATTTAAAAATTTCTGTCGTATATGCTGAGGGACTAGGAGCACTATTTTCAACCCCAGAATAATAAATATTCGTAGATGAATTTAACATTTGTTCATTCTCTACAGCTCCATCCGCTGTTGGAGTTCCAACAGTTATGCTGCCAGAAAGCTCAGTGTCTGATGCCATGGCCAAAAGGTTTGTTTGTTGATGAGGCGCTACCGTATCGGGCAAGGCCGATGAAGCAATGTAAGCATTAACACCATCATTTGCAGCGCCGCCATTGTAGCCGTTACCACCGGACAATACAACAATGGCCTGACTCAAAATATCATTCGAAGTGTTATATTTTGATGTTGTTGAAAAACCATTCGGACTATACGCGTTGTCTCCTCTAAAAATATATCCTACTGAATACGCCTTTGCGTTGGTTCCGCACGCTTTATAAATACCAACAGTTCCTGGGTTTGGATTGCTTACTGGAGTTACGTGTAGACCTTGTGTAAAAGTTTGTGGTGATGTTGTCACTGTTTCAGAAGAGAATGACATGTTAATTATGTTTTGGCTATAAAAAAGCGGCGCGGGTGTTGCACCGCCTGCAATGTAAGCATTAGTCTCTGAAGAAAACCCAGTTCCGGCTTCAGAGGAATGTGTCCACCCTGGACTAACAGTAGAGATAGTACCGCTTGAAAATGCCATTTTTTCTGTCGTCTGGACGCCACCCGAGCCACCGTGCAAATATCCAAAGTTTTTCCCGTTGGCCAAAAGATCGAACTTTGAGGCAACAATTCCTCCAGGCAGTTGTAATTCAAGAGAATCCCACTGACCTGATGTGGCGTTTGACACATAATATGCATCGCTAATAGTTGTGTAGGCTAATGCTCCATGATTAGTCACATCCGACAGAGGCAAATCAATCGAAGAATCAACAGTCACATATATATCATAATTATTATCAATTTCTGATATTAGGCTGTCTAATGTTGCAGAGTCTCCTGCAGCATTACTTCCTGCATCTTTTGTTGCGTTTCTCGAGGTGATTGCCGTAAGCAATGTTTCTATATTAATTGCCATATTTAATTTCCAAAGCCGCTAGTACCAGTGCCGTTCGTACCGCCAGCAGTTAAAGATCCAACAGTAACGAAAGGCGTATCGTCGCTTGAATAAGGGAACGCTTCGATGTTGCCAGTGGACGCGAACGGGCCAGAATATCCGCCCATTGCATATCCATAAGTGTTTCCGGAAATACCTTCAGAAAATCTTACTGCAGTAGTCAAAGTTTGTGTTTTGACAGCAGATGTTCCAGAAGCAAGCCCAAAATAAGACACAGTATTTGTTTGATTGGAAGTTGCGGGACCATATCTTCCTCCTATTTGGTATCCGCTTATTAAATTTATAACACCATTTTTGCCTGCTTGGATCCGTTTCTGTGTAAGAGTAAATGGCTGAATTGCTAATGTTGATCCTGGATTGCTCGCAAAACTATATTTGCTGACCGTACCAAGATAATCATCGCCACCGATCAAATATCCATCAACATTACCTGATAAAGAAACAGCATTGTCTTGTTGATGACTGCCAAATGTTCCAACGTTTGCAACGGCGGTGGTGGCAACAAATGGAAACTTATCAATATATGTGGGCTGTGGCGGCGGCGGTGTGGGGATCCCCGCCGTCCATCCATATACATATCCATATCCATTACCATTGTCGGACCAAGTGCGCGAGTGGCCGGTGTTTAAAGCGTAGTTTAATAAATCGCCCAAATCGACGGCAGAACCTTCTGAAGTTACCGGCCATTTGTCTATTAATAATTTATTTGCCGCAGGATTACCTGATATCTCTCGCATGCCACCAGCGAGAAACCCGAACCCTCCAACCGTGTCGCTCAACGCATTCATTTCTGATCGGTCGCCAGCAACAGTTAATGTTCCCACACTGGTAACAGGAGTTCCCGCATTAACAACAGCAAATTTATCAACACCATTTCGATTAATGGCGGGCAAATAATTGGTTGAAAAGGTTGGACTATATGCTTGCGCCGCATAACCATAATTCGAAGCAGCGTTGAAAATTGGGTTGATACCATTTCTCGTTTCTGGATATGTAACTATATTCAGTTCTTCCCAACTATTTCTGGCTGCGTTTGAAACGTAAAATTTATCACTGATGCTGGTGTAAGCCAAGGTGCCATGATTAGACAAACTTATACCAGGTAAATCAGCAGAAGAATCGACTAACGCGTATATGTCGTACGCACTGTTAATATTGGGAATTAATTTGTTTAATATTGCCGCATCCGCGACAACAGAAAGGTTGGCACCAGTTAATTGATTCGACAATGGTAATAATGCTATGGCTTCGGCATCAGTGCTAGTATAAACTGTGGCGTTGCTGGTGACGCTGCCGACATTGGTATACGGCGCGAACACATTTCCATGAGAAGGAGATTTTATAACTATACAATCGGCGTCAAATACAAGGCTCTGCCCGTTCAAATATACGTAAGAGTTTGGATAGGCCGGAGGACTCGACCCCTTTACCCACTCAGATAAATCAAATTTACAATTTTCAAAAGTTACAGTTGCGTTTGCATTGCCGTATACATCGCTTGCATGAATTCCTGTCCATGTAGCACTAGTACCTTTTATTTTAAGGTTTAGATTTTTGATAGTGACATTATTTGCCCCGCGTAAAATTGAAAACGCTATCTTGACGTTGCTAATATACTGTATATTTTTCATTTCAATATATGAATTATTGAAGTCGATTACAACGGGCGCTGTCTCGGTCCCTGACCAAGCACCCAATAAAATATCGTCACCGGACGTGTTACCAGATGGATTAGCTGTAAAATCTGTAGCAAGCCACCGACTGTTGTCATATGTTACCGTAGTTCCTGCGGGAATTGTGTCAAGATCATACTCTGTAATAGCTATTCCGCCTACGAAAACATCAGCAGCCTCACCTACAGGCTCTGTAAGTGCAGCGGTGTCTTGTGGTACAGTAATGTTTTTTGCATTAATTGCGTTTATTAATTTTTGTATATTAATAGCCATTAGTATTGGTGACCTATTTCAATATGTTACTGTAAATCCGCTAGGCGGACTATAAACAAAGTCTGCTCTATCACGAAAAGTTCCTTGTTGCGACGCCCCACCAGTAGATCCTGCCATAATTATACATCTTAAATTACCAGTTCCAGGTATCAGCGCACCTGTTGTATTTGTTGCTGCATAATAGGTATTGTTTTTTCCAAACCATACACGATTTGCGTTTGCATTATAAGCAATTTGTAATGTGTCACCCGCACCAAAGCCTCCCAAACTTGTTCCGCCTGTCACT